TCATCATATGTTTCGGATTTCTGGAACGCTTTAAGTATCCGGGTAACAATGTGGCCGAGAAAAGCCACCCAGCGGTAGTTGCGTAAGCGCTGGGTGGGTCGTGCTTGATATTCCAGCACTTCCTCCTCATCAATGGGTAGCAGTTTACCCGCTTGGTCACCAAGGATTTTACTGGCTAGGTAGTCCATGGCTTTGCCGACGGCGGGAGTGATTTGCTTGGGCTTGGAGCGAACCTTGTTGACTCGTGCATCGATGCACTTCTTGTCATTGTTCAGGCTGCGCACTGGTGCGGCAGCGAGATTAACAATCGGGGACATGAAGGCTGAGACGGAAGGCTTGGCTCCAGTGGTTTCGCCGTAGTGTTCATAGTTCGCCACTGATGTAAACACGGGAGATACGATCGCGCCACCAGCTGCGGGGCAGCTGGCAAGGTAATGGGCGATGAGAGAAACCTCAACAGCGGACTGTTTCTGTTTCTTCCCATCGGAGGCGCGTGTGTACTCCGTCATTACTGACTCGACGTTCGCTTTGGATATTGTATTCGTTGTGTAACGTAGCTGGCAAAGAGCTGCCATACAATCCAATGGAACTGTCGCAGAACAGTATGGTTCTGTGGAGGGGACAAAGAGGTCAGGCATGGGCGATCGGTTAACATATCTACCAAGATACGCGACAGATACAGTCGGATTCTTGGTGAGTGATTCGATACGCGCCCATAGGGTGCGCTGGCCCTTACTGTCCTTGTTTTCCACCAGTGGGTTGAGGCGTTGCAAAGGCTTGGCTTCAGTGACGACACTGTTAAGCCAAGCGTCAACGCCCCAGAACGAGCGAATTGGGGTGAACAACACGAGTTGTCTGTTGCTGCTGGTGTTACGTCGATCGACGCAGCGGACGTTGAACACAGGGTACAACGGGAAGCAGAGGAACCACTTCCACTGGAAATGAGCGACGTGATCGCCGTCACCGGTGTGATAGTTCCACACCTGGTGTCTCCAGGTTCCGCCTCCAGCGGCATAACTCGTGACGTACGCGTCGCGGTCCCAAAACCAAGTTGATTCGTTATCATTGTTGCGTCCAGCCTGGGTCGGGTTGAACGTCCAGATGCTCACGGGGTTGAACGGGTAATCAATCAGCAATTTGGCCATGTCAATATAATAGTCCACATCCACCATCGAGATGACAGATTCTGAATGAACCTTGTCATTTTGATAGCGTGTGGCTAAGTCTTTGGCACACCAGTTGCTGCGATATCCAACGGCACCACGCAGTTGATCGACTGAGCTCGGCATGTACTGCCAGTTGATCATGTTTAGAGAACGTGCTAACACGTCCATCATGAATCGAGCTGAGGATCGTTCGCTTGCGGCGAATGGGTGCGGGTGTCCTGGCATCTTGGCGACGTAGGGGACGGCTTGTTTTCGGAACATTGAGCGTATGCGACCGTAGTCGAGTGGCGGGCGACCGGCGTCGTCCTGCAACCATGAAATGAACTGGTGCAGGCGCGCCTGTCTCTCCTGACCTAGGATGGCAAGAGAGGTGGTGCAGGCCACGGCTATTACGGCCGCGTGTGTTGCCATGGCAAACGGCAGTGCGGTGTAGAGGTC